TACTATCATTATTATCTGGTAAATTATATTTTTTAATTAATTCAGATAAATCATAATAAATATCAGTAATGAACTTTCCTTTATTTTTATCTAAAATTCTAGTTAAATGCCTTGCGGCATATTTAACATCAGCATCTTTCTTATCAGAACTTTTTATATCTTCCAATTCCCGCAATGAGACTGAGGAGATAATTACTTGTTCTTCTGGATTATCAAATAAAGTATCTGCAGTTAATAGCAGACTACAAGTATCATAATAGATATTTCTCATTCGTCTTCTTCTGCCTCGCTTTCGTCCTCTTCTACTATTGGTTCTGTAATAAAACCTATTGAGTTAGAAGTGGTTTCTTGTGGTTGACTTGCTTTTTCATAATCGGCTCGTAATTTAGCTATTTGAACTTGCATTTTTCCTTTTTCAACTTCGCATTTTTGAAGTATTAAACTAGAAAAAGAATCAAACAATTCAAGTCCTACTTTTGCTGTAAACATGCCAAGTAAGAAATATTTTAATTTATTCATATATTTCCTCCTTATATAGATTTATAATTTTTAAATTAAAATATTTATTTATTTTTGACCTCTATTACGATTACGCCTAATTTTTTGGTAGAATTTTTCCTTCTCCGCAATGTATTCTATTAAGGTATCTTTCATTTCTTTAAGAGAATTTTCATTTTCTTTAATATCTTTTTCTCTTCTTCTAATTTCTTTTATAAGTAATTTAACTTCACGATTTTCTTCATTATAATATGGATTAAATTTAAGCAAACTATGAAAATCTTTTAAAGCTTTTAATTCTTTCTTAGATTCCTTAATTAAACGCTTTAAAAATTTAATATTAGCGCGAGTTTCTGCAATTTGTAATCCAGTTTTTTCACTCATCATATCTACATCTTCTGGATGACAATGAGCTTCACCAATATAAATGCTTCCATCATTATCTATAATAGTATATTTAGCAATCCCATTATGATATATATAAGTTGTTTTCATATGTCGAATCTCCTTTAATTTATTAAAAAATTATACAATAAAATAAGGTAATTATCAAATTTAGACATTTTGCTCAAAAAATTTGTATAGGCGAGTGGAAACCAACAAGCGGACCTGACGTTAGATACGAGTATTAAAAAAGGAGACCTTTTATAAGTCTCTTTTTTTTAATGCACAATATATTGAGATGTTTCTAAAATTAAGTCATCAAGTTTTAAAGTGTCTAATTTCCAATATGGGATTCTTATTAAAGGTATATTATTTTGTTTGCACCATTGATTTTTTATTAAATCTCTTTCTTTTGTTTTATTAAAATTTTCTTTATTATTCCATCCTTCATCTTTATAATTAAAATGTTGTTCACCATCATATTCTATTAAATATTTATTCTCTATGTAAAAATCAAAATAAGCAGGATATTTGTTAGCAAAATAACAGGTATCAAAAGTTTTTTGAGTAATATAATTTATATTATGTGCATTTAATATTTCTGTAATTTTTTGTTCTCCCTTAGATTTTAAACATCCGCAACTTTTAACTCCATGCAATAAAGAAGTACCTTTTATTTTTACTTTATTTCCACATTTACACTGACATAACCATAAAACACTTGAGCCTTTGCGTTCACCTGAGTCTTTTATTACTGTTAAATAACCAAATTTTTTTCCAGTTAAATCAATTTTGTTATTACGACCATTTTGCGCTCTTACTTCATTACTTAAACATCCACAAGATTTTGTATTACCTTGAATTAATGATTTTGAAGAAACTTCTATAGTTTTTCCACAGTCACATTTACAGTTCCAAATAATACATCTATCTTTAGTTCTTTTAGTAGTAGGGTTAATAGCTATTAATCTTCCAAATCTTTGATTGGTTAAATTTTTTTTATTTTTACATCCACAAGATTTTTTTGCTCCATTTTTTAAATATTCTCCCTTAACCGTTATTTCTTTTCCGCAATCACATTTACATAGCCAAGCTGTTTTTCCCCCTATATTTTCGGCTCTTTTTATTACTGTTAAAAAATTAAATTTTTGTCCTGTTAAATCAATTAATTTTGGCATATTTTTCTCCTTTTTATATAACTTAAAAAGCAGCATATCTATTGATATGCTGCTTCTCTATTTTTATATAAAAAATTTTTTATTATTTTTTAATTATTTTGTCCAGTTTTTTCAGCAACTGAAGAGCCTAAAAAACTAGAAAGAACAGTTTTTAAATCTATTCCCATAGATTCACTTAAACCTTCAGAAACTTGACTAACAGTTTTCATTATGTCTCCTGTTAATTTAGAAGTGTTGCCATCACCATACATATAGATCTTATCAACTTGACCAAGAGGTTTAGCAACAGCTTCAGCGATTGCTGGTAACTGATTAAAATAACTCTGTAATGCTTGTAATTTCATATCGGTAACCGCAGCTTCCTGATAATTTTTAAGAGCTTCTGCCTTCTTCTGAAGACCTTCAGCTTCAGCTTCAAGTTTTGCTCTAATTGCGGCAGCTTCTGCTTCACCTTTTGCTCTAGCTGCAGCTGCATCAGCTTCACCCTGAGCTTTTACTGCATCTGCAAGTGCTTTTTTAGCTTCAGAGTCTCTCTGAGCTTCCGCAAGAGCTGCTTCTGCCTGTTTTGTTCTTTCAAATAATTCAGCCTCAGATTTCTTCTGAGTTTCATACAGTTTAGCATCAGCTCTCTGCTGTACTGCATACTTCTCAGCTTCAGCGGTCTTTTTAACTTCAGCTTCCAGAGCGCGCTCTTTAATAGCAACTTCTCTTTCTTTTAACTCAATCTGTTTTTCCTGGCGAGCAATATCTGCTTCAGTGGCAGCAACGTCTTTAACCTGACGCTGTTTTTCATCCTCAATAGCCTTTGCTGCATCAGCCTGCGCTTTGCGGGTATCCGCACTTTTCTTTAAATCTGCCTGTTTGATTTCAAATTCATTATTACGAACTGCAATTTGTTCAGCAGCTGCAACTTTAGCATCATTAGCAGCTTTAGAGTTCTGAGCTTCTGCAATAGCAACTTCTCTTTCGGCATTAGACTTAGCGATAGCAGCATTTTTAGAAATCTGCGCCATATTATCCTGACCAAGAGCAGTAATAAGATTTTTCTCATCCTCTAATTTCTGAATATTACAGGATTCAATCCAAATACCAAGAGCATTCATATCTTTCTGCGCTTTTGCCTGAACTTCATCTCCAAAAGCTTTGCGGTCATTACATAACTGCTTTAATTCCTGGGTTCCAATAATTTCTCTCATGTTACCCTGTAAAGAATCCTGTAAAGACTGCTCAATCTGTTCTTTAGACATATTAAGGAAGTTTTTCATAGCTGCGGCAACCATCTCAGAGGTGATACCTTTTTCTTCATCTTTAAGGTCATTCTCAGTAAGGACTCTTACTTTTGCAACTGCATCAATATTTACACCAATAAAATCCTTAGTTGGAATATAACCATTCGTTTTAATGTCAATAGACATCTGACGCAATGTTAAAGTATCCAAACGTTCAAAGAAAGGAATCTTAATACCGGCTTTACCAATTAAAATTCTAGGTTCTTTGTGGAAACCAGAAATAATATAAGCTGTATCCGGCGGAGCTTTAACATATCCTGAAGCAATTACTGCGATAATGACAACCGCAAGTAAAACAAAGGGTACAAACGGTAAGATAGTTGTTAGAAAATTCATAAATTCTTTTCTCCTTTTTTATTTAGTTTTCAATGTACTATTTATTCAAAAAGCTATATAGCTTTTTATTCATTAAATTTAATTTTCATATCTTCAATAATTGTATCTAAAGAAACTGGAAAACAATTATGTGCATCAACTGCTACATTATATAGATATGAAATATTGTTATAAAATTTATCTTTAGAATGTGTATGACCTGAAAGCCCGCAAATAGCTTGATGAAGAGATTCAATTTCTCCATTGCTTGTTACTGTTGGATAATGACTTAAATAAAAATGATATTTTTTATATTTAAGCATTGTAGCATATCCTTCATCAATAATGCCGATTTCAGAATAAAGGTGGCATCGAGTCGAGGTATCGTGATTCCCACGAACAAAATGTTTATTTCCATTTAAATGCCGCAAACATTCAAGTCCACGTTCATTATCGCATAACATCAAATCACCAAGAATATATAACTCATCTTCTGGTTTTACGATTGAATTAAAATTTTTAATAATTGCTTCATTATGTTCTTCAATGGAAGTAAAACCTCTTGGTTCATAAATAAAAGACTTTGAATGAGAAAAATGTAAATCACTAGTTAGGTAAATCAACTGTAATACCTCCTTCATTTACTCTAGCAATTGCAGAATAAGTATATTTTTCAGAAAAAGTTGGTTTTTCAAACTGTTCATTCATTCTACGAATAACTCCTCTAGGAACATAAGCAAGTTCATCATTTTTTCTTAATTCATTTCTATTTAAACAAGTTTCACGAGGAAGTTCAAAACTAAAAGGAATAATTTTAATGCCTTCAAGATTTAAACTATCAAGTAATTTATTTCTTGATTTCTCATTAAGCTGAGTAGCATCCGCAACAACAAAATCAATTTTTTCATCAAGATATTTCTGAATAGTATCAACATATTCTTTCCAAACTTCTTTTTCTTTATCAAAATACTGAATATTTTTATTTTCACGAAGTTTGGCAAAACGAATAGCATCTCTTGAAACTATTTCAAAAGTATTTCTTCCAATATTATCTACAATTTCTTTTATAGAATGAAAAGTAGTAGATTTTCCAGAACCAGGTATTCCACAAGCAACATATAAAGTTGTCATATTAAATCAACTCTCCTCTTAAATATTCTAAACTTTTTTCTAGTTCCTCTTTAAAAACTCCATCTTCAAAATCCTGTTTAAATTGAAATACATCTTCTTCATTTCTACATTCTACATGATTTACTTCAATACGACAATGTGGACAATACATTTTTTTTCTATGAAATCTTGCCTTCTGTCCACCCTTCTTTCTTGGCAAATCATAGCTTTTATTACCACACTTCATACAATAAAAGCTATTAAATACAATATTACTATTTCTTCTTCCCATTTTCTTTTTTCCTTATCTTTAATTGATAAATATATTATATAATAATTTTAATAATTTATCAATTATTATACTTTAAAATAAATAGGTTCAAAAGTGTCAAGGTCTAAAAGTGCTATTGTATTAGTCCAAAAAGATCCGCAATCAACATCAATTTTATGTCCAGAAGCATAAGAATAAATATATGGCTCTGTTTCATCATCTACTCCAGCAATATAACACCAAGGAGTATGTCCATGTATTACATAAACATCAGGAAATTCTTTAATATCAAAAGCATCATTAATATGCTGTCTATCCCAAATAAAATCACAAAATTTTGCTCCAGGAGTAAAACCAGCATGTGACATAACAACAATTTTTCCATCTTTGCGATAATAGGTTGCAGTTTTCTGAAGCCCCATAATTTTGCGGCACCAAGTTAAATTTGCCCCATCTGCTTCCCATTGCTCACAAGTAGATTTTCCGCCATTTCTTATATGAAGATAAAAATTATCTCCGCAAAAATAACCATATTTGCTATAATCATCAATACTTTTGGCTAGCATATCCTCATGGTTTCCTTTAAGAAAAATAAATTGTGGGTCATAATAAATTGATTTAAAGCATTTCCAAGGTTCTGGTCCTCTATCAACTGCATCACCAAGGAAATATACTTTATCTTCTGGACCAATAAAATCTTTAATTTTTTCATAAAGTTTATAAACTCCATGAATATCTGAACAACAATAAGTACTCATTTTTAATCACTCCTTATTAAAATCTTATTACTGGTAAGCCTTCCTCTTTTAGTTTTTGACAAATATCTTCTTCTTTAATTTCATACCAAGTAGGATGCTCATATTGAATTAATTGTGCTGCTAAAGTTTCACATGCATCCTGTAACTGACTTTTTTCACAACCGCCAAATTCAATCATTATTAAATCCTCCTTTTAATTTATATATATATATTATATATTATTTATAATGAAAAATCAAAATAGGACTTTTATCTTAAACGATAAAAGTCCTATTAGTTAAAATTTAAAAACTTGTATTGCACTATAAAGAGCAAGGCAAGAGAAAAATCCTGCATAAAAATGCTTCATAACTCCAGGATGTACAATATTATAAGCACATATAAAAAAAGTAACTAAAATCCAAAATATTACTCCTAATATTTTATTCAGTCTCATTTATTAATTCCTCCAAAGCTACTGCGGCAACTCGTAAATCTACTCGTTCTCCTAATACAGCAGTAATTTTATACATTAAATCTTGTTTATTTTCTTCTGTAAATAATATATTATATTTGTCAGCAATTTTTATAATACCTTGTTTAATAGCCTCTTTATTTGTAATAATAGGAGGCTTATACACAGTAATATAACTTAATTCTTTATAGAAATCTTTAAGTGTCTTTGATTTAGATACAGGACAAGCTAATATATTTGCTTTTATTTTACGAATATTTTTTATAACAACTGCATCTATTAATTGTTGTGGCGGTTCAGAAAAATCTTTCTTTGCAGAAAGTATTTTTATTTCTGTTATTAATTTAGAAATAGT